ACATGTGGTTCGTTGTGCAAACCGTCATCGATCCAATCATCATGGCGCTCTGGCAACGCAAGTGTGGTGACCCTGCAACGATACAGATTGCTAATTACAATTTGGCGGAGACTGGTGTTGGGCATTGGCACCATGACGAGACTTCAGACATCTCTGTGGTTGTGCCACTCAACACGGGATCATATACAGGAGGCGGCACAGAGTTTCATAATTATGGGAAGCTCAAGCCTTTGCCCAACGGACATGGTTTGATCTTCCCATCCTTCACCCACGCGCATCGTGGATTACCCGTTAGCGAGGGTGATAGGTATCTTTTAGTCTTTTGGCTTTGCAATAAAGAGCGTGTCGTTGAGATTCAAAAAACCCTTCCCTGACTGCTTCTAAAAATAAGTGCAAATAATTATAAATATTTGCATAAAGTTGTATACATCGACACGGGATTAGTTCATAATACTCCTGAATTGAGAAATAACTAACCGGAGATAAAGATGAAAAATGAAGTTACAGCATACGGGATTTTTAAAGCATTGAGGGAAACAGACTCTAACGCTCTTAGCACTAAAGCAATAGCAATGGCTGCTCACATTGACACAATGTCAGAAAATCTAAGAGAAATAGAAAATCAACTTTTTGATGCAAATCACAAGTACATTAATATCAATGGCACAAAAACTAAATTTTGGGTAGCAATATAGGCCTAACTTCAACTAATCACAAAGGGGCTAACGCCCCTTTTTTTTGCCTAAAAATAATTACTATTTATTTGTATACAAGTGTGGACATCGACACGGAATGAGCGTATATTTATATCCATTGACTACATAAACCGGAGATAAATAGATGGGAAACAAAAGAGACATCAAGAAAGAGATCACTGACCAGATCATTGATCTTATGAAGACACACGGCTCTAGCTGGACCAAGCCTTTCGCAGACTTGGCTGGCGCTCCAGTCAACGCAAAGACTGGACGCAAGTACACAGGCGTTAACTCTTTGTGGTTAGGTCTTCAGGGCCAAACCTACTGGGCTACCTTTAAGCAGTGGAACGATCTTGGCGCTAAAGTCATCAGCGGTCCCGGTTCTGCTACTTACATTTCAGTGCCAATCATCATCAAGGACAGGGAAGACCCTACCAAGGTTGTCAAAATTTTATTCAAGGGCGCGGCTGTATTTTCATCAGCGCAGGTTGAGGGTTGGGAGGAGCCTGTCGTTGACGCGGTTGACTCAACTGTCCAGCTTGAGGAAGTCGATCAGTTTATCGAAAACACATTTGCTGAGATTAGATTTACTTCTCAAGGACGCGCTTACTACCATCGCCTGACTGACTCGATCCACATGCCTAACCGTGAAAACTTTTTAGACACTGCTGACTCTTCAGCTACTGAAAACTTTTACGGCACTCAGCTGCATGAGCTGGTTCACTGGACTGGTTCTGATAAAAGACTGGACCGCAAGAAAGGCGCTTCGTTTGGCGATGCAGATTACGCTTACGAAGAATTGATTGCTGAGATTGGTGCTGCGATGGCATGTGCTGAGCTAGGCATCAGCCCAGTCGTAAGGGCGGATCACGCTCAGTATGTAGCCAGCTGGTTACAGGCTTTGGGCGACAACAAGAGCTTTGTTTTCAACGCAGCTAAGGAAGCTCAAAAGGCGCTGGAGTATCTCCAGTCGCTACAACCAGAAACTGAAACTGAACAGGAGGCGGCGTAAGCCGTCCTCCACAAAAGGAGATAACTATGAACTTTAAAATTGAAGCCGCTGTAGAAAAACCTTACACAAGCCATCCGGGCAAATCACTTTACCCATGGGCTGACATTGAGGTCGGGCAAGGCATACACGTTCCAGATCGTGTGGTTAAAAAAGAGATGGAAAACTGGTCCACAAATAACGTAGTTTGGACAGATCAAACCACTATTAAGCGTAAGCCTAACGACTTAAAGACTTCTGCGAAGCAGTGGGCGAAGCGTAACAACAAGGACGTTGGGTGGGATGCGTTCCGCTACGAACACCCAGACAATGGTTGGGGGGTGCAGATCAATAGAGTGAAATGACCAAAGAGCAGACTCGCTCTTCGGAGCAAGCTTAGCCCACTTGTGGTCAGAAACGGGCTTTCAACTAAGAGGCATTCGCCTCTTTTTTTTGGCCTGCGTTCCCATAGCAATGTTATTTGTTCCAGTTGTATTTGCAATCTCTAAACCCATAGCCGTGTTAGAAGCTCCAGTTGTATTTGCAATACAGCAATAGGCTAAAAATAATGTGTTTTATTTACATAAAAGTGTGTACATCGACACGGTAATAGTTCATAATACTCCTGAATTGAGAAAAAACTAAACCGGAGATACGAAATGGACTTACTTGAAATGATCGTCGAAGAAGAAGCGCAAATGTTCCAAGGACACATTGATTGCGAACAAGGTATTGGATCTGGAGAAATCTCAGATTGTGTTGACAGGATCTTGGAGGCTGCACGCAACGAGCTTGACGAGGACACTGTCGCGGTTATCACTGCCGCTCCTGAGTTCACCATTCGCCCTATGATCAACGATGCAATTCGCAATATGGAGGCGGCTTAGGCCTCCTTTTTTTCTATCATGGCCCTGACGTAGTTCTTGTAGTTCTCCCCAAACATGCGCTCCCACCAAGCCTCCCAAGTTACTCTCTTGTTTGGAGTGCGTAAGCTGCGGCGGCGCCAGACAAATCGAGCAGCGCAATACTTGCGGTCCTCCGCCAGCTGCACTTCCTCTTCCTCAGTAAAGATCGCCCAACTCCACAGTCTGTACGCCAGAGACATTGAACGGCTTCCAAACGTCCCTGTCTTTGCATTCTAAGATGGTTTGCAGCGCCTGTTCGTTCCTAGCCTGAGCATAGGCAGCAGCCTCATCTGAAAGAGCGTAAACCGCAAATGGGTAGGGGTGGAGTTTCTCCTGAGCCAGAAACATAAACTGCTTGGCAGGCATGTCCAGCGCACGACAGGCGTCCAGATAGAGACTGGCCTGCATGTGGTAGTTAAAGTTGTTAATCGCGCTCTTAAAGCCTCTGGGTGAGGCGTCACGTGCAGTTTTAAGATCCCACACGTTCTCACCGTCGTACCAGTCGAGTCGAGCCTTGAATGGGTGGTTGTGCCAATAGAAACAAAGCGTGACCTCTACCTTGTCAGTTTCACGTGGAACATATTCTTCAACAACCTTACGACGCTCCATGCAAACATCATACATGTCCTGCTTGACTGGGCTTCGCTTGCCAAGCCCTGCCTTGAAGTCTTCGTATTCCTCTTTACCTGCTTTAGTTCTGCGGTCCACGTTTGGTTCGATCACAAACTCATCGTCAAACTTATCAATCTCCAGAAAGAGGGTGTGTTGCAGCCGGCCCTCAATCAGCGCAGGCGACTCTTTCATGGGCAGCTCATGCTTCCACTTGTACGGACACTTAATCACTGTGGTTAGATCGTGAGAGCGATACGCCTCGATTTGAGCGTACTCCTCATACGGCACGTTTTCGTAAAGTCCTACCTTGAAATCCATGTTTTCTCCTAGCTTTTGCGGGGATCGTCACCGTTAGCAAACCTCAAGTACCAAGAAGCTTTTGCCAAATCTTCCCGCTTGTTCGCAGTTTTCTTGCCAGCACGCCACAGATACTTGAAAGAATTAATTTGCGCGTAAGTCTCAACCGCTTCTTTGCCAAATGCCGCACCCATTGCGTCGATACATTCAATTTCTCCGTCCTTGTAATGAGCTGGCGAGTTCACCAAATCATTTCGTACTTTTCTTGGCCTTCCTCTTTTCGCCACTGTCAGTCTCCTTTTTGTCCAGCAACCGATTGATCATTTCAAGCAACTCTTCTGCGTCATCACCCTCAAATTCAATCGTGATTTTTTTACTCAAGTCATGTGCCTTTGTTTCAGTTTCTTCTTTGGCACCCCCCAGCTTTGCTCAATAGCCTGCTCGTATATCCATTTTTTATTGACAATCTGGCCACCGGGCAAATGGAATTTGTTACGATCTTTTGCGTCCTGCACGAAAATAAATTCACCAACCTCGATGTTGTAACGCCCGTCTTTTTCTTTCGGTTGGTCACGCAGGTAGCGAAACCTCGTACCCATTTTGTTTGGATAATTCATAAATTCGTCCTTAAAAAGTTGCTGCCGCTCCGCTACAATCACCGGAGATAATTAGATAATTGTAGCAGAGCAAGCAGCTGGAAAAGCTAGAAAGGTATGTCCTCGTCAGGGTCTTCATCCTTCGTGAAGTCAGACATGCCGTTGTCTTTTGAGGCCGGTGATGATCCCTTAGCAGCTCGCACTTCAAAAGAATTTTCGATCTCTTCTTTCATCCATTCCGGAAGGTCTTCCCAGATGTCGCACATCTTTTTGGACTCAGCGCTGGAGTTGTTTTTAAACTCCTGACAGTAAAGTTCGATATCAAACTCCGCTGCCTCGTTGATCGTCTCGACAACCTTTGGTCCGCCGTCTGGTTTGTAGATGCCCTCGATCTTAGTCCTGTCAGTCTCGTCACCCCTACCAATCAACTCCAGCTCACAAGTGACCCTGAGAACCTTGCCAAGCTCAAAGCCTTTCAGCTCTTCATCCGTAAAACTTCTTCCGCGCCAACTTTTCAGATCCTTAAACAGCGTTGCATTTTCGTTCAATGACGCCGTATATGGTTTGCTGACACTGAACGGACGCCCGTCAGACATCTGCACGTCAGCCCAGACCTCGTTGCCGTTCTCGACTTGCAGCTGCTGAGTGATCTCCCAGTAAAGAAATAACTTGTGGCGTTTCTTTTCAGGCTGACCCTGAAAGCTTTCGCTCCTAGTGCCTGTGTCTATAATCTTGTAACATTGGGCCTTGTATCTGCCAACTGGGAGATTTTCGTAATCTCCTCCTCCCTGCGAAACTGTAACCATGCTTATTCTCCGGTTTATTTGTGTTTGTATAATGTTGTGCTATTGTACACAAAAGTACAACTAGGGCAATGACCAATTGTGAAAATAAAAGCACCAACAATAAAAAAATTTGATCGGCCTTTTTCTGCGGACGTTGAAGGTGAGTTCCGTGGCTTTTTAGCGAACCATGGATTCGAGGTTGTTGGCAACAGGCAGTTGATATCTGATGGCAAGATAGGTCGCGCTTACATCACAAACGACAAGCAAGGCAAGCAGAACGGCTGGTATCAGCTTTGGTTGGACCAGACGATTCCTTATGGCAGGATTGGCGACTACCGGATCTCAGCTACTGATCCAACCGCAACCTTTCGCCCAGAAAACGCAGAAAAGTGGGAAGAGGTTTCTCCTGAAATGAAAAGGCAAATAAAGGAAGAGGCTAAAGAAAAAGAGGTTGTGCGTAAGGCTGAGCAAAAAGCGCACTACCAAAAAGGCGCAGATCGAGCAATTCATGACTGGGAGTCTGGAGTTGTTTGCGACAGCCATCCCTACTTAGAAAAGAAGCAGGTCCAGTCGCACGGGCTAAAAACCGATAAAGACGGTGCGCTGCTGATCCCAATCCGTGATGTCAGGGGAGGCATTGCTGGGCTGCAAAGGATTGACGCCAGCGGCAATAAAAAAATTCAGTACGGGTCCAAGAAGGAGAGCAATTTTTTTGTCATTGGCCAGCTGAAGAAGAATTCCGCGCCGGTCATTAATTATGTCGAAGGTTACGCCACTGGCGCGTCTTATTTTGAGGACCATAACCAGCCTGTGGTTGTGTGTTTCGACGCCTACAATTTGTCGAATGTTGCGAAGGTGTTGTTTGAGTTTTTCAAAGAAAGCAAACATGTATTCATTGCCGATAATGATGAGAAGAGCAAGACAGGAGAGAAGGAGGCTGTTAAGGCCTGCCAAGCCATTCAAGAGCTGAGGGGTCAGGCCGAGGTGCTGATGCCTCTAAGCGCTGGTGACTACAATGACCATGCCAATGACAAGAACAAGGACGTTGTAGAGGTGTTGGAGGGTGAGCTGTTAGATCCTGAAGAGCCTAAGCCTGTCGTTATGGGAGACATCACGCCAGTGGACTACGAGTTCACCAAAAGCTCCACAGGGAAGTATTTGAACGTGAAAGAGAACATACAAGGGGTGCTGACTGTCAATTCTATCAACGTGGTCTATAACGTCATCAAGAAGGTGATGGAGATTGACATACCTAACATGAATTTCATCGAAGACCTCAAGGAAGATGCCTCCCTGACTGAGATTGAAAATCGATGCATCACGATGGGGGTTCCGCACAGCAAGGTCGCTGATTATCTGAAGGTGATCTGCAAGCCATACAATCCCGTCAAGGAGTGGATGGAATCCAAGCGTTGGGATGGGCGAAGCCGACTGCAAGAGTTCTTGGACACGATTGGTTGCCCTGACAACGAACCGCTCAAAGAGATGTTGATGCGTAAGTGGCTGATAAGTTGTGTGGCCGCAGCGTGTGAACCGAAGGGGGTTGAGCTTGAAGGCATCCTAGTGTTCCAAGGCGCCCAAGGGTTAGGCAAGACGTTGTGGTTTAAGCGTCTTGCCAACTACGAGAGCGGGTGGCTGCTAGAGGGCGCCACACTAAACCCGTCTGATAAGGACAGTGTGAAGCGTGCTGTCAGCCACTGGATAGTCGAGCTGGGAGAGATCGAGTCTACGTTTAAGAAGAGTGACATAGACCAGCTGAAAGCGTTTGTGACTGCGCGTAGCGATGAGCTTCGACTGCCTTATGATCGGGGCTTCTCTCGCTACCAAAGACGCACAGCCTTCTATGCGAGCGTTAACGCACGGGAATTCCTGACGGATACGTCTGGTAACCGAAGGTTCTGGGTGATTCCCGTGCGGAGCATCAATTTTGACCACGGGATTGATATGCAGCAGCTCTGGGCTGAGGTGAAGGAGACCCTGTACGTCGAGGGTAAAAAGAACTGGTTCCTGTCGCCTGACGAGCGCGAGATGCTTCATGAGAGTAACGAGGTGTACAGGACACAGAGCGCTGTCGAAGACCTTATACTCGAACACGTGAGGTTTGGCAGCAAGGTCACTGAACCAGTGCAGATGACTAAATTGTTGAAGGATCTTGGGGTCAGCAACCCAAGGATGCCAGACTTCAAGGACGCGGCAAGGATACTCAGTGAGAAGGGATTGGAACCAAGGAGATCAAATGGGAAGAAAGTTTATGACATCGACTACGATACACCGGATCAAGGAAGCGACAAAGAATTTAGCTCTTTCGACGGAGGCAACTTTAAGAACAATTATTGATCACGGATATATTTATCGTGGTCTGACATTCATTGCGTTGACTGTGAGTGTTGTCGGCGCGATTTTGGCAGTCTTTCCTGTGTTGCTGGTGGTCGGCGGTATCACCCTAGCGGCAAGATTTGACAGGGAACAGTGAGTGCATAGTACACTGATCACGTGTTGTTGTGTTGTTGTTAGCACCATGACACGTGCAACTGTTAGTTACATAGCGCAACAAATGGTAGCAAAAGGGTATAGCTGTTGACGCACTGTACACTAGCTATGCACTGATGATATTTAAAGCTAAGTCATTGATTTATATAAGGTAATGTTAATAGGTAGGGTATAGTAACTATATATAGTAATATTTTAAAAAGCAGTAAAAGCATGTACACACACCTACATATGTGGTTAATGGTAGGGGCTAATAGGAAACGGGGTCCCTACCCTGCCCTGTACACTGCGGAGGTGATCGTGGATGAATTTATTTATGACGGGTCGCAAGACTTTGAGCTTAATTTTCAGCGCTGGTATGTGCTTAACTGTGACGAGCGGATGTACTACAATGAGCCTACATACAGCATTGAGGACGGCAAAGAAATCTTTGCTGACATGGTGAAATTACGATGGCAGGCAGACCCAAAAAAGAAAAGCCTAAGTTAGTTTCTGTCCCAGACTCGTTCGAGAAGGACGTGGAGTTTGGACTGACCTCGATGCAGGCTGGGTTCGTGTGGCATTACACCGAAGGTGCGTGCAGCCAGACTGAGTCAGCACGAAGGGCTGGGTTTGAGTTCCCAGCGTCAGCTGCAAGCAAGATGCTCAACGGTCAAAACTTTCCCAAGGTCACCAAGGCTGTCCGTATCAAGCAAGAAGAGCTGAGGGTCAAGTACGCCATAACTCCTGAGAAGACTGGCACAATGCTGTGGAAGATTGCTGAGACTGCGTTCGAGGATGGACATCACAATGCGGCTGTCTCTGCTATCAAAGAACTAAACCAACTCGCTGGTTTATCAATCAATCGCAGCCATAACCTGAACATCAACGCTAACGTTAACTCAATGACGAGCGCGGATATTAAAGAGCGACTTGCCAGTCTGCTTGGTGCTGAAACCATTGAGCCTTCTGAAAAAGATATGTAAGAACAAATAACAAGGAGGGCGGCGCCCCGTCCTCCCAGCCCCAGAAATCCCCGAAAATTCAGGAATTCCCCTAAGTCATTGATTTGTAAGGCTTTTTAGCTTGTGTGCAAGCCTGCAACTTTGTGCAACTTTGTGTGCGTCATGCACAGAGCTGGTACGCACTGGATGGCTAGGGACCCCTAAGCGTTTGATTTTTATGGAGATTCCGACTAGTTGATTAGGGGTACACCCCCTACAGAGAATCGGCGCTCGCGGGATTGCTATAGCTGAGTTTGCCGCACTCAATTATCAAAAATATTCATGAAAAAGGACCGCCACCACATTGACCGGAGAAGGGATGTGGTGACGGCCAATATCCGCCTGCTAGGGGTAGGCGGAAGGGGAGTCAACGCTTGTGTTACGTTAACCATGTGATGGTATACTCGCGGTATTGTTAAGACAACCGTTGCTTTTTTTATGGGTGCAGATTCTCGGCGCAAAGGAGCCACATTTGAACGCTCTGTGGTTTTAAAAATAAATGAGTGGCTGGAGTCCCAAGGCATAAATTTTTTGTGCAAAAGAAATTTAGACCAATATCAGACCGCCAACCTTGCCGACATTGATATTCCTTACCACGCGGTTGAGTGTAAACACTACAGGGAGGGCTGGACCTACAAGCCTGAATGGCTTGAGCAGGTACATGAATCGGCGGGTGCAAAGATTCCTGTTTTGATATATAAATACAACCGGAAACCGCCGCAGGTCTGTCTGCCTATGTACGCGATTAACACGCAGTGGGAGGTAGATCAAAATTTTAATTGTGTGATTTCTCTAGGGCAGTGGTTTGAGGTGATGTCAAAAAATTGGTCTAGGTACGAGGAGATGATGGAGCCATGAAAAAGAAAAAAATTTCATATTATGGAAAAGGCGGGGTGGCTGTAAAAAAATTGAAGGGCGTCGATGTCAGTGGGCTGCATACTAACCAGCGCAAGGCGATGGAAAAGCATTCAATACATCACACTGCTGGTCACCTCAAGGCGATGGTTGGGTCTATGGAGCGCGGCACCAGCTTTGCCCAGAGTCACAAAGACGCTATGGACAAGGCTGGCAAGTAGGTGGCTCATGAGACCAGAAAAAAGAACCTGCTGAAGAAGCACAGCCTTGAGGGCGTGAACAAGCCTAAGCGCACCCCCAGCCATAAAACAAAATCCCACATGGTTTTAGCTCAAGACGGCCACACCTTAAAATTAATACGCTTTGGACAGCAGGGCGTCTCTACTGCTGGTAAGCCTAAGAAGGGTGAATCAGACGCCCAGAAGGCTAGGCGTAAGAGCTTTAAGGCTCGCCACGGTAAAAACATAGCCAAGGGCAAGATGTCAGCTGCCTACTGGGCCAACAAGACCAAATGGTAATTTGAGATGGTTGGAATTGCTAATTTATTACGAAAACACCTTCAGGAAGGTGATTTTGACCCGCGCTTTGACAAGCGAGTAAAAGAACAAGATCGACTACGCAGCTTAGATGTAGACATGATTGAACGCAATGATGTCATGCCTCGCACGCCTATAGCGCTTTCTGAATTAGAGGGTGAAGATTTTGTAACATCCATGTCTGATCGCACTGGATCTGGTGCATTAGTGCTTGGTTCTAAAGGGGTGCCGTATCAGCGTGCTGTTAATCTTCCCGGCGGACAAGGGTTCATGTTTGAAAACCCCGGCCAAGTGTGGGCTTCTGCACAAAATCCGAGCCAAGCAATCTTGGATGCAGCGAGGGAAATTCCAAAATCTGGGAGAGATCCATTATTAATTCCATGGCGCATGGCGCCATCTGGTGGAGACTTCTCTACAACCACTGGTGAGCTAATGTTTGCCCACGCATCTGCTGCAATGAACAAGACGCAGAAGAAGGCGCTTGATGCAGCGATTCGTAAGTTCTCGACAGTTGGCTCCGTGAAAGATGGCAAACGCAAAGGGGACGGTTTAAAAATTAAAGGCTGGAAGGGCGTTGATGATCCAGCCTCTATCGAGGTATGGCGCAATACGCCTGATACTGTTCGTAAAGAAATCATGAACATGATGGATGTGCAATTCAGAGGCAAGGGCGGCTTGTCAATAGGTGAGGCGCGTCTAATAAATGCAGATCCTACCCAGCTTACAGCAAGAGATGCTGGAATCCAGAATGTTGGCAGGATTGATGTCAGTGGCGATTTAATTCCATCTGGCCATCCATCTTATCCGTATGGTGTACAAGGCACAGGAATAGCGACTCTGCCGCGCTCTACTGATGCGACAATCTTTGATTTGTTGCCAGAAGCAAAATTCGGCAAGGCTCAAAAATTAGTAGGAGATCCTGCCAGCCCAACCAAGCGGGAAATGCGAGCGCTTCAGATGAAGCCGTATGTTGGCAAGATCACAGAAGAAGTTCTTAAACGAATGCAAGATCGCGGCGTCGATATTAATTCATTCGCTGGTTTAACTGGCACTGCGTTAACTGCATCTTTAGTGACTGCTGGATTGTTAACGCCCCAAGAGGCTACTGCTGCGCCCGGCATTGGTGACATGTTAAACCCCAAGAACTTTGGCCTGACCACCAAGATGCGTGAGACTGTACAAAAATCCAAACAAAAAATTCAGAGCGGTTCCCAGTGGGAAGGATTCCTAAAAAATCGCGGAGTGCCTAAAGGCGAGTTTGAGTTGTTTGGTTTATCAGACATTCTGAAGAGAGAGAATATCACTCAGGATGAGCTGCTTGATGCGATAGANCANAACCAGCTGGAGCTGAAAAAGACAGTCTTGTCCGACAAGCCGTCAGTCAATATTGATTTTACTGTTGAGCCTATTGATTTTGATATTGCGTACCCTCAACAAGTGATCGGTCAAAAAGTAAAAGAAGAAATACAATATTTTAAAGATGAAGCCAAAATCGATCCAGCTCAACCAAGTACATTAAGAGATGATTTTATAAAAGAAGATTTTTGGACTAGCTACGAAAACCCAGAAGAATCGTTGGGCATGTCAGAAGAAGATTTTGATTTATGGCTCTATAACGATGAGGGTGACTTATCAGTCGATGCTGAGCTTGCTTTAAACGAAGTTATTGAAAATAGAGTCCGCTTTGACTTGGGGGAAGGCAACACAAACTTTAGCCGTTTAAAATTGCAGCAAGACGGAATGCCTACTGACTACAGCATCATAAAGGCAGTTGATGAAGGGGCTGTGGAATGGCTTGCTGATCCAAACATGGATGAAGACCTGCAAAAAAGATGGAGCAAATATCATGGTTTTAATTTCTCGTCTGACAACGAAGCTCAAGTACAGCTCCAAGACATGTACCAAGGCGACAACCCGAAAGCGCGTTCAGAATCTCCAATGTGGGAAAGCGAAACTCTTCCGGGCGGCAGTAATTACAGAGAAATTTTGTTGCAGGTAGACCCAGAGGGTCCATCGATGTTTGGCGAATCCCACAGCGGCTTACCTAACGAATTAGGACATATTAGGGTCAAGACGCGTATGGGTCCAGACGGCGAGAAGATTTTATATGTCGAAGAATTTCAAAGTGATTGGGCGCAAAAAGGCCGCAAAAAAGGATTCTTGGATTCAGAAAAAGTAGAACCAGTGTTGGCTGCTAATGCTGCAATGCAGCAGCAGCTTTATTCTGTGGGAGGGCCGTTTGATCGGTTCATGAATTCTGTTACGCCAGAGCCAGATGCTGTTATTAAAAATACATCCGTTGGGCAATTTGTTAAAAAATTAAAACTGCACGCCATTTATAACCAAGAAGGAATGCAACTACCTCTCGAAAGACAGACAGATTTATATCAAGGAATAAGCGACAACTCTCGCATTTTTCGAGCAGATCGAGAAGGCAATATCCAGACTAACGCTGTAGCAAAGATTCTTCAAGATATGTTTAAGAACAAGCCGGAGCTTGTTGAAAAAATAGCGGATCACGTTAGAGCAACAGAACGGCAACGCGCAAGAACAGACCCCATGGGAATGTCTTTGTTGCCCAGCAGGTTTTCTGGACCTCAACATGAAGAAGCTATTCAAAGATCAATTGTAGAAAGATATGTACGCAACAGGTTGATTTTAGAAAACCCTGAAATGCTGCAAAAGATAAGAAGCTTTAGTGGCAGCGAAGTGGATGCATACGAGAATGCAAGCCCTCTTAGTGACTTTCTGGATCAAGACTTAATTGACCAAGAGCTACGAAACGCAGAAGTTCGCGCAGACTCTAGAATCAATGAGCAGTTTGCTGAGCTTGGTGTAGATCGAGCAGACGTAGATGAAATCATAAATATTGTAGATAGCTACGAAGAGTCCATAGGCGAAAACATGGGCTACTTAAAAGGCATAGAACCCAACGTGTTCGTAACCAAGTCAAAAGCGTGGAACGACTTGTTGGTAAAAAACGTATTGAAAGAAGCGGTGGATGGCGACTATGACCTAATTGCCTACGCACCAGCAGATGTGCATATCGACAGGTGGAATGAAAAAGGTCTAGATCAACAGTACGGCGTGCTTGTGCCGTCAGCCTTCAAGAGGATAACTGGCCAGACGCCTTCACCATTTATTCGTTACGATAAGCGCCCGGACGCTGATGAGTTTGGTCAGCAAAACTGGAGTTATACTGGGTTAAATGTTGATGGTAAAGCAGTTTATTTGAGCCCAAGCTTTAAAAGATTTATTTCAGACGATCCATCTAAGCCAGATGGTTCTGGCGAAATAGAGTATGGCGTAGAGCAATACGCTTCTCCTGTCATTGACCTTAGCGATACGATGAAGGGTCAGAAGAGCATGTCGGTTAAGGAGTTTGTTAAGAAGAAAAGCCTGCCGTTGTTCTCTACAGCCATCGCAACCAGCGCCGGCATCTCTGCCCTAAGTCCAGAGCTAAGAGCTTCTGAGGTTGATATAAAGGCAGACGTAGCTTCTGGCGAAGTGATGCTGGATGTGTTGAGCGGATTGATTGCACCAGTCGCTAGCGGTATAGCTGGATTGATGCAGTACAAAGAACAATTACCGCAGCGGGTGTATGAGGTTTTAAACAACAACCCAGAAGCAGTTGCTGCTCTGGCGTCTAATGTTAAGCAGGCGAGGGAAGACGTAGCGTCTGGGTTAAACTATGAGCCACGATCTGCGTTAGCGCGTCAGGCCAGTGATGAATTTAAGAAGGGTATTGTGTCTATGCTGGAGCCGGTCATTGACGCAGCTGCGCCAGTGGTTAACTATGCCCTTGACCCAGAAAGCGTCTACGACGAGCGCGGCTTGAATTTATTCCCAGCTGCTGTGCAGGGCGGTAAGTTCATTTATGATAAGATTTTAGGTGAGCCTGAAAGAGAAGCAGTGATTAGCGCAATGGAAACAATTTAGTGGCCACTGAAGACGTAGACATCTTTGAAGAGGGCGGAGCCGACCAAGGCATGTATCGATCTGATGGCGCTCAAAAGTCTGCCAGAGGATTTATAGGACCAGTCAAAAATCTAGTGACTGGCGGAACCATGACTGAATTCTCGACTGACATGCAGGTTGGCGGCAGAAACATACAAATACCTACCATGGTTCCTACGCTGTCGCGTGAAGAGATTGGTTACATGCAGCGCATGGAGCCGGGGAAAGGGTGGGACATGAGCAACCCTATGGTGTTGACCATAATTGACAAGGCTAGGGCGCACGCAAGAAAACGAATGTCTGACGGCATGAGTCCGTTTTATCAAGATAAAGAAAGCCGTCTTCAAAACCTGCAAAAGTTTAATACTGGCGGTTCTATCTCAGGCGACATCAGAAAACTACAAGGCCGTCCAGAGCCTGAACCCTTAACCCCTGCCCAGAGTACCTATTTGGCTGGTGCGTTTGCTGATCCCTATGGCGCTGCTGATTTTACTGGCAATTATCCTGAGTTTCCAACCAGTGACATGTCGATCAAAGACATGGCTTCTGGACCCAGAGCACCCAGTTTTATTGAAAACCTAAGACAAAACAATTTTGGGGATGCCGCTTTTCAAGGTGTTGGAGCCTTGCCCATTCCATTCTTGGCTGGGGCCATGAAGTATCTCAAGGCAGGAAGCAAGATTGGTAAAGTTACATTAGATCAAGCTGAAAAAATGGGATACAAGTCTCATATTTATGATGATGAATTCAATCTAAGTCCTTTGTCTGAAAACAACAGGCCGTCTGGGGTTGCAAAAACCCCATTTAATGAAGCAAAGAAATTTTCTGAATTCCTTTCTCAGCAAGGAATTATGCACAAGTCAGATACTGCTAAAACTGGAACTGTCTACATTACTGTGGAAGGTGGCCCAATAGGAAAGAATCTTTCTGGTGATCCTATGGCCGAAGAAATGACTTACAGATTTGGAGACCATGATACTGGTTTCATGTCGGGCAGGGATAACATTCAAATCAGGACGGATCAAAAACAAAATCACAAGGATGCAATTGATCATTTAAGTGAGTTAGAAAATGTAATTTCAATAAAATCTCAAGACCCCAGATTGCTCCGCGCATCAGAACAGGGTTTTGATACCAGCAAAGTTTATTATCATGCGACAGACAAGTTGCAAGATGGAAAAGAATTTGAGGAGTTTGTTTCATCTACAAAAGGCAAGCTGGGTCCGGGCGTTTATGCCGCTAAAAGACCAGAGGACACAGAGCGGTATATACGCACATCATATCAATCAGGAACAGAAACACCCGTGTTCGATGAAAATAGCAGAATTCTGCCTATTTTTGTTCGCGGTAAAATGGGCAGCATTGAAGACTATGGAAGAGCGTCGGACAAAGCCAAAGATTTGTTGAAAAAAGAATTTAATGAAATAGACGCTTCCCCAAAAAACAACGAGTTCAATGAGCTTATGGCTAATCGTCAAAAGTTTGCGCTGCAAAAGAAAAAAGCCCAAGAGATATTATCTGAAGAAGGATTTTCTGGTTTTGAGCTTTTAGATCAAGTAGTAATTTTTAACCCAAAAAACATCCGCTCAGTCAATGCTAAATTTGACCCAAAAGAAAAATCATCTGCTAATATATTAAAAGCAAAAGGAGGACCAGTGAACGCGCAAATGTACCAACGTGGTGGAGGAATTGATTCTTTGCAGATGTACCAGCGCGGTGGCGGAGTGAGAAATAGATTCCAAAGATTTGGGCAAAATCTACGCGGCGGAGCGCGAAATAGACTCCAAAGCTTTGGGCAAAATCTACGCGGCGGAAGGATTATGGCTCCGCCTATCCCATACAGGCCTGATTACACAGGGCCAATCCGCGACTCTTTTTCAACACTTGCTGCTAACACGTTAGTTGATCGAACTGGCCTTGGTATGGTGCCAATTATTGGTCCGGCGGCAAAAAATCTCGTCTCTAGAGGCGTGAGAGGAGTTGGCGGCTTGTTTAAAAATGTTCCGGGATTTAAACAAGTTAGAAACTTTTTGGATCGCACATCTGCACCTCTTGTAAGAATGCAAGAAATGCAGCAGGGAATGAACCCAATGAACATGGCTGCTGGCATGTTAAACCCACAAGGTTCAGGCTTTTTTAAGATTGGAAACAAAGGCGGACTACTAGGCTTTGGTTTGTTTAACCGTGGAAACAGGCGCGGATCTTCTGGACCCCAAATGTCTCCAGTGCCTGATGCTCCTCGATCAGCAGGTGATTATTTTGATCCGAATTATGGGGCGCCTAAACCTCAAATGTCTCCAATTCCCACTTCAGGCGGAAGCCAATCAGGCAGAAGCGGGTTGTTGGGTCTTGGATTGTTTGGAGGCAACAGGATGACACTGACCCCGCAACAGCGCCGTGACAAGTTGGCCTCTAGTGGCCCACTATCACCCGGCGGAGGTCTGGATAGCTACGGATTTGGTCAAGCCTTAGAGGGAATACGTCACCAAGATATGACTGGA